GGCGGCGCGCGCCTTCTCGCAGATCGCCGGCGAGACCGAGCGCTGGGCCGAGTCCCTGAAGCTCGTGACGACGTACGCGGACGAGGCGCTGAAGAAATCGGAGGCCTTCGCCGAGGGCCAGCGCCAGATCGCGATCTCGGACGTCCAGCAACGGATCGCCGCGCTCGAGAAGCGGCGCGCGGACATCATCGCGCGGACCGGCCTCGGTGAGGACGAGTTTCTGCGGCGGGCGGAGGAGCGCCGCCTCAATCCCGGCGCGTTCGGCCGGGTCATCAACCTGATCCCGAACGAATTCCAGAGCGTTCAGCGCGAGCTGAATGAGCTCCGCGGGGCCGAGGCCGGCTTCATCCAGGCCGAGCACGACCGCCGGATGGCCGAGGATCTGGAGCAGCGCCTGCAGCGAATCAAGGAGATCGCCGCGACCGAGAAGGAGGCGCGCGAGGAGGCCGCCAAGGCCATCCAGCAGCAGCACGAGGCCGATGTCCGCGCCGCGGTCGCCTACGACCAAGCGCGCGAGAAAGCGCACGAGCGCGCCCAGGCGGTGATCGCCGAGGACGCCAAGCGCCAGGCCAGTCTCGAGAAGTACATCCAGGGGCTGGAGACGGCGGCGGCGGCCGAATCGCTCAGCAGCACCGAGAAGCGGGTGCAGCTCGCGCTGCAGGAGGCGCAGAACCGGCTCGTCGATCAGTACGGCAACAAGGTGCGCGACCTGACGGCGGAAGAGAAGGCGCGCGTGGCGAACGCCGTTCGCCACTACGAGGCGCAGAAGGAACTGACGGAGGAGGTCGCGCGCGCCGGCGAGCGGGCGTTCGACCGGGTCGGCGGGGCGATCACCGAGGCCTTCGTCCAGGGCAAGGGCGCGGTCATCGATTTCGGCAACATCGCCATGGGCGTGGTGTCCGAGCTGGTGCAGACGCTCCTCAAGCTCGCGGTGTTCGACCCGATCAAGAATTCGCTCTTCGGCGGCGGGTCGGGCTTCGATCTCTTCGGCGCGATCGGCAGCTGGTTCTCGGGCAGCACGGGCGCCGTGGTCGCGCATGCGGGGGCGCGGGTCGGCGCGGGCGGGCCCACGCGGGCGGTGCCGACTTCGCTGTTCGCCGGGGCGCGGCGCTATCACGGCGGTGGCTCGGTGCTGGCGCCCGGCGAGGTGCCGATCATCGCGCAGGTTGGCGAGCGCGTGCTCTCGCGCGCCGAAAACGCCGCCTACGAGCGCGGCGCGCCGGTGACGGTGCAGATCGTCGACCAGCGCCGCGGCGGCGCGCCGGTCGAGACCGAGAGCGGCCGCGGCCCCGACGGCAAGTTGATGATCCGGGCGGTGATCAAGGATGAGGTCGGGCAGCTCGCGGCAGACGGGCAGCTCGACCGCACGATGTCGACCAACTGGGCCGCGCGCCGCGCGCCGCATTATCGGGGGTAGGGCATGGCGAACGCCGTTTGGCCGGTCAGCCTGCCGCAGCGCGTGCGGGTCGAGGGCTATAGCGAGCAGCCGGCGAATACAAGGATCGATACGCCGACCGAGTCCGGGATTCCCAAGTCGCGCAACCGCTTCACCGTCGGGGTCGAGCCGATCGAGGCGGTGATCGAGGTCGATTTCGCGCAAAAGGCGACGCTCGATGCGTTCTACAACGCGACGCTGGCGAACGGTGCGCTGCCCTTCGACTGGGTGCGGCCGGTCGAGGGCACGCCGGCGGTGTTCAAGTTCCGCGCGCCGCCGAAGTTCACCGCGCGCCGCCGCAACAAGCTCGCGGTGGCGCTGTCGCTGTGGATCGTACCGTCATGACCATGTCGAGCGCGGCGGTCGCCGCTTCCCTGGCGCAGGAGACCGGCGAGGCGTGGATCACACTGCTGTCGATCGCGCACCCGGATCTCGCGACCATGCCCGAGATCGGCGGCACGATCCGCTTTGCCCACCATCCGGTCGATATCGTGTCGCGCGGCGCAACCTATCGCGCCGCGTATTTCGAGGTGAGCCTGCCCGACGACGCCGAGGAGGTGCCGCGTGTGACGCTGCGCGTCGAGAACGTCGACCGTCTGATCGCCGATGCGCTGCGCGCGATCGCCAGCGCGCCGACCGTCACGCTCGAGGTGGTGCTCGGCTCGACGCCGGACGTGATCGAGGCCGGGCCCTATGAGCTGACCTTGCGCCGCGTCGACGTCGACGCCGTCTTCGTCGAGGGCGAGCTGGTCTATGACGACATGCTGAACGAGCCGTATCCGGGTGACAGCTTCACGCCGGATAAATATCCGGGGTTGTTCCCATGAGCGGCCCGCCGGCCTGGGCCCGCCAGTATGTCGGCCTGCCCTATAGGGATTTCGGGCGCGATCGCAGCGGCGTCGATTGCTGGGGCGGGGCGCGCCTGGTGGCGCGCGAGCAGTTCGGCCTCGAGGTGCCGAGTTATGTCGGCGCCTATGCCGGCGTGGGCTGCGGCCCGACGCTCGCGGCGGCGGCCGAGCGGCGTGCGCTGGCGGCGCTGATCGCCGGCGAGGCGGCGGCAGGCTGGCGCGCCCTCTGGCGGCGCGCGAGCGGCGTGCCGTTCGCGGCCGCCGGCGAGATCCCGGGCGATTTCCTGCTGATGCGCCAGGGCGGCGTTCCCTGTCATGTCGGCATCGTGATCGCGCCGGGGTGGATGCTGCACGTCGAGCGCGGGCTCGATATGGCGCTCGACGAGTATCGCCGGCCGCATCGCGCGCCGAGCCTCGAGGGGGTTTACCGCTATGGCGGCTGACGGTTCCCTGCCCGTGCCGGCCGCGCCCGCGCTCGAGGGCGAGATCCTGCCGCCGCGCGATCCGGCCGCGGCGGTGCGCGTCGTCGCGGCGCCCAAGCCCTTCGCGTTCGAGACCGTCAACCTCGCCGTGCCCGCGGGGCTGACGATCGCCGAGATTGTCGCCAAGGTGTTTGATGCAGCCGGCGTGCCCGCGCGCGCGGCCGCGGGCGCGCATGTGTTCCTCGTCGACGCGGCGTTCAAGAAAGAAGCGGTCTATGTGCCGCGCGAGCTCTGGGGCAAGGTCCGGCCCAAGCCCGGCGTGACGGTGACGCTGCGCGCCGTGGCGCGCGGCGGGCGCGGCAAGAATCCGCTGCGCTCCATCCTCATGATCGCGGTGCTGGTCGCGGCGGCGTGGGCGGCGCCCTATCTCACCTCGCTGGCCTTCTCGGGCACCTTCGCCGGCGCCGGCGTCGCCGCGTCGGCGGGCGCGTTGACGACGGTGGGCCTGGTCAAGGCGGCGATTTTCGGCGGGCTGACCATGATGGGCATGCTGGCGGTGAACGCGATCGCGCCGCCGCCGACGCCCAAGCTCGGCGATCTGTCGGGCCGCTCGGAAAGCACCAGCCCGACGCTGTCGATCACCGGCGCCTCGAACAAGGCCAATCCCTACGGGCCCGTCCCGCGCGTGCTCGGCACGCATCGCCTCTATCCGCCGTTCGCGGCGCTGCCCTATACCGAGGTGGTCGGCAACGACCAATATCTGCGGCTGCTGTTCGATTTCGGTTATGGGCCGCTAAACCTGTCGGACTTCAGGATCGGCACCACGCCGCTCGCCAATTTCGAGGGCGTCGAGATGGAGGTGCGCGAGGGGCGCCCGGGCGACGCGCCGCACACGCTCTATCCGGGCCGGGTCGCCGAGGACGGGCATTCGATCCTGCTCACCGAAGCGGGCGGGGCGCGCACGCTGGAAAGCCGCAGCGACGCCGACGAGATCACGATCGACGTGGCGTTCGCCGGGCTCGTCCGGTTCGACGATCAGGCCAAGCGGCACCGGCGCGAGGTGCAGGTGCGCGCCGAGTATCGCCGGGCGGGCACGGCCGACCCGTGGATCCCGCTCTATGACCATGAGAACGGCGCGGCGTCCACGGCGGTCGATCTGATCAGCGTGGTCGGCAATGTGCGCGAATATCGCACGGTGCTGCGCGTCGCCGGGCCGGTGACGGTGCAACTCCACCCGGGCCCGATCATCTGGGGCGACGGGATCTTTTCGTTCTACCGGTATCGCGTCTATGCGCGCGCCGAGGGCGAGACGGCCTGGGTGCTGCATCACACGCAGCGCTCGCCGGCGGTCCAAAGCATCGCGGTCGTCGGCGCGGTCGGCAAGCGGATGGAGATCCGGGTCGAGACCTTGAACGCCGACGAGGGCGGCATCGGCGTCGGGGTGGGGTTCTATTATCTCGGCTACACCGAGGCCGATTATCACACCTTTGGCGCGGCGACCGAGCAGCTCGTGCGCAAGGTGATCCGCATCCGGCCGGCGGCGCGCGGCCGCTACGAGGTGCGCCTGACGCGCCTCACGCCCGACACCGACGACGACAAGATCCGCGACAAGGTGACGATCACGACGCTGCGCACGATCACCGCGGCGCCGCCGCTCGCTGTCACCGGGCACGCGACGGTGGCGCTCAGGATCAAGGCGACGGATCAGCTCAACGGCATGGTGCAGCAATTCAGCGCGCTCGCCGAGGCGCTGCTCGAGACCTGGGACGGCACGGCCTGGACGGCGCCGGTCGCGACCGACTCGCTCACCGCCTGGCAGGCCTTGACGGTGCTGCGCGACGCCGCGAACAAGCGGCCGGTGCCGGATCACCGGCTCGATCTCGCCGAGTGGCTGGCCTTTGCGCAGGAATGCGCCGCGCCAGCGGCCGATGGCCAGCCCAAATGGTGTTTCGACGCGGTGGTCGATTCGCGGCGCACGGTGCGCGAGCTGGTCAACGAGATCCTGGCGACGGCGCGCGCCACGCTCGGCACGCGCGACGGCAAATATTATCCCGTGCGCGACAAGCGCCAGGTGCTGCCGGTGCAGGTGTTCAGCCCGCGCAATAGCTGGGGCTTTCGCGCGACGCGCCTCTTTGTCGACCTGCCGCACGGCATCAAGGTCCGCTACATCGAGCCGGCGCGCGATTGGGCCCAGGACGAGGTGATCGCCTACGCCGACGGGTACTCCGCCGCGAACGCGACCTTGTTCGAGGCCGTCGATATGTGGGGCATCAACCGCCGTGCGCAGGCCTGGCGCGAAGGCCGGTTCCGCTACGCCGAAGCCAAGGCGCGGCCGTGGAGCTATGAGCTGCACACCGATATCGAGCATCTGATCGCGCAGCGCGGCGCGCTGGTGATGGTGCAGCATGACGTCGTGCGGTGGGGGCTTGGCGACGGGCGGATCGTCGCGCTCGCGCGCGATGCCGAGAACGCGGTGACGGCGATCACGCTCGACACGCCGCAGACGCTCGCGCCGGGCGTGCCCTATGGGCTGCGCATCCGCTACAAGAACGGCGATCAGAGCGTCGAGCGCATCGCCGGCGTCAACGAGCCGACCGAGACCAAGACCCTCTTGCTCGAGACGCCGATTCCGGCCGCGTCGGCGCCCGAGGGCGGCGAGCTCTGCACCTTCGGCGAGCGCGGCCTCGAGGCGACGCCGCTGATCGTGCGCAACATCCGCCGCGAGGGGGCGGACCATA